GCACTGCCAGGTCATCGCAGCTGGCAGTGCAGCTCGTCGCGCACCTTGCGGAGTGCCTGGGTAAGGGTGCTCATACGTTCGATCACCGCCTCGGTGAAAACCGTCGGCGCAGTGCTATGAGCGGGGATGGTCGGTCGTAGGAGGGCTAGCGCGGCCATGTCAGACCCCCTTGATCAGGTCGGCGGTGATGACAGGCACGCCCAGCTCTGCAGCCATGTTCATGGCAGCTTTAACGACATTGCCAACGGCGAGCGGATAAAGCAGCGAGACTTGATCCTGTTGCGCACTGTTGCGCGTCGAAATGGTCAGCCTAGCGCGCAGTGCATCCAGCGCTTCCTCGTTCATGATCTCGCCCAGCTGCTTGCCCAGGCGCTTGAATTTGAAATGCAGGTACTGCTGTAGCTCGGCTGCGCTCAGGGGCAGTAGCTGAACTACCTCGCACCGCTGGACTACTTCCCGCACCTTGGAATCGCGCTCGCTGAGCTTCACCTGCAGCTCGGTCTGGCCCATCAGAATGATGCTGATCAGCGACTTGTAACCCAGCTTCAGCTCGGTGTAGCGCTTCAGATGCTTGATAGTTGCCAGGGGAAGGCTGTGCGCTTCGTCGAACACCACGCAGTGACGATTACCGGCTGCTGCGCTGTCCTTTAGTACGCGGTGCAGCTGCTGGAAGCGCGCTTCGGGGCTGCTCTTCGGCTTCTCGTTAGGTGCCACGGCGGCCATGATGGCCTCGGCAATATGGGTCGATTTGAGCGTCTTGCCCTTCTGGTCGGTTTCCTCTGCGCTCAGCATGTAGGGCTTGATGAGGATGACGGGCTTTTTCTCACGACAGATGCGGTCTTCGAGGTCGATCAGCAGCGTGGTCTTGCCTGCACCAGATTCACTCACAATCGCCAGCATGCCGCCGCCAGTTGCCGTCTGCATCATGGCCTCACGGACATAGCGCAGCTCGGGCGAGGTCCACAGGTCTTCGGGCCCCTTCAGGTCTTCCAGGAATGGGTCGGAAAAAAGCTCAAAGTGGCGGCGTGCTTCAGGAAGGAGAGGCTGGCAGCGTAGTAACATGTTTTCGTGCTCCGTTTCTTGGTTGGACTCTTGGGACTGGGCATCGGGTGTGGCCAGGTTGCCGCCTGGCTGCACCCACTCTTCAAATGCGGTTTGCACGCTGTCTTGTGCTGCACCTGCCGCCACCAGCCAGCTGGCGATGCGGTCTTTCAGGTCGGTTTGCTGGATGGTCTTGGGCCACTGGCCGTGGTTGACCAGCTGGGCCACAGCCGCCTTGCTGAGCGACAGGTGCGCGGCCAGCTCGGTCTGCTTCTTGCCCAGGTCTTCCAGGGTGTGTTTCAGCTTCAACATCACTCACCTCCTACCGCTAAGCGCAGCGGCGTTTTGTGCTGGGCTTTCGGCCCGCTGAGTTCGGCGACAATCGCCTCGATCTGGTCTTCCGCCACGCCGTCTGGATGACGCTGCGTAAGCCACTGAAAATGCCCCTTGGTCCAAGCCTCGCCCATGGCCTGCCGGATGCGCTTGGCGGCCTCAATGTGGTTGAGCGGCTGGATATTGCGTTCGCGGGATTCGACGGCCAGGTCTCTGCCCCGCTTGGGCAGATAGGTGGGTACTGAGACGCTGTCGACGTCGGCCATGGCATTGATCTGGCCCTCGTAGGCGGTCACGCGCTGCTTGCGCTGGGCGTCCACCTCCCGCTCTGTCGATACGCCGTAAGCCGACTGGCGGATGGCCTCACGGCTGCGCTCGGTGGCGTCCTTGGCCTGGGCGGCGTAGCTGGCACCGATGATCGGAGCCGTCGCGGGAAAGCCAGCCAGATCCACCTGCATCGGCTCCACCGTGTATGTCGCCTCAACACCGCCCAGGTCAGTGATCACGACGTCGATGGCCGGCGCGCGGTACGCGTTGACGATGACCTGGACCTTCTCCTTGGGATGAATGCCAGGGATGTGGCGCAGGTCGTAATCCTGGCTGCCGTAGCCCTTCGTGCTGTGGCTGATGGTCAGATTGCCGCGCACGGTGGCGGGCATCGGCTGGGTGTTGACCAGTTCGCGCAGCAGGGCCAGCGGCGGCGCAATGCGCAGTTGGTCTTCCCGGATGGTGAGCCACATGGCATTGCGCGGCTTGCCGTAGCGCGAGTGCTTGGCGGTCGCGTTGTAGGCAATACGCCAGCGGTCTGCGGCGGCCTGCAGTTCGGCCAGGCTGTTGATGCGCAGGAATGGCAGGCGGCCTTCGAACTGTGTTTCAACCAGGTTCTGCCCGTTCTCGACCTGGCCTTTGGCGCGCGGGTTGCCGACACCGTGCACGATGGCTTCCACATGCAGGTTCTTCAGCAGGTTCAGGAACAGGCCGCTGACGTTGGCCGAGCCCTTGTCCATCATCAGAATCAGCGGCACACCGTGCATCGGGTCGGTGGCGCCCCGGTACTGGATAGCGGCCAGGAAAGCCTCGATCAGGTTGGCGGTGTCCTCGCTGCCATGCACGTACCACAGGAAAATCCAGCCGCTGTAGTGATCGGTGATCACGTAGCGGATCACGCGCTCGTTTTCGACCTTCTTGATGTTCTGCGGCTTGTTCTTGTAGAACTCTTTCTCCTCCATCACCGAGAGGCCGCCCTTGGGCAGGTAGAACAGCACGCAGACCGAGGCGTCGATCTGCCACACATGGTTGGGGTGCAGGCTGCGCTGACTGACATGGGGCGTGGGAACGCTCAGCTGTTCCGGGTGGCAGCGATAGCGACGCATGGCGCGCGATACCGTGCTGGCGCTGACTTCGATCTGCATGATCTCGCCCGTCTCAGGATTGGCCTCGCCATGCCGGCCGTCCTCGGTCAGGATGGTCAGGGCCGTCTTGATCGCGAGCGTCTTCTTGCTGTTGGCGCGAGTGGCCACATGCACCATGCCGCCCACCTTGCGTGCCAAGGTCTCAGAGACTTTTGTCCTGCCCTTGTCCGCTCGGGGTTTGCGGCCGCTATCAAAGCCGGCGCGCTCCAGGCGGCGATAGACCTCCTGCACCGAGTAGTTGAGCAGCTTGGCCACACGGCTCACCAGCTCGCCCTTCTGACCATGCCCGGCCGTGGCCAGCTTGGTGGCCAGCTCGCGCAGGGTGTCCAGTTCAGCCAATTCCGCGCTCATGGTTATGCCTCCACCGGCTGGTCGAGGCCGTACAGCGTGCGCATCCATTCAGGGACGACGATGGCCTTGAAATCGACGAGGATTTCGTGCGTGAGGGCGATCTCGTTGATGTTCTGGAACACCCACTGCACGGTGGTTTCGGCAAGGGTCTGGCGGCTTTCAGTCGGCTCGACCAGGCAGTCGGCCACCACCTGGGCCAGCTCGCGATGGGCGGCCAGCACCTGCTGCTGCGCGGCAAACAGGCGGTTCTGGAAGTCGGCCTCGGTGGCCAGCTGCAGTGCTGCTTCCGCGTCCTTACCGCCTGCCTTGATCTGGTCCAGCTCGTCGGCCAGTTGATCGGCGCGAAGCTGCTTCTGCTCAATCAGGCGTTCGATGTTGGTTTGCTTTTCCTGGGCCTCTTGGCGCTCGGTGCGTAGGGCGGCGCGCAGCTCCTTCACGCTCATGGTGGCAATATCGTCGAGCTTCAGTTCGCCGGTCTGGCCGTGCAGCTCCAGTTCTTCGATCTGCTCATCGTCGAGGACCAGCATCTCGAACAGCTTGGTCTGGTTGCCGACAGCCTTCAAAAGCGGCGTTGACGCCGCATTTGCAAACTTGACTGCAGATGCCATGAACCGTTGCGCCACGCGGGTTTCTATTCCCAGAACCTCCAACCGCGTCATGAACTGCCCGTGCTCACAGGCTTCTTTTAGCACCCGCAGGCCGCGCCCCACTTCCAGGCAGGCTTCCACACTGCGACGCATATTTGCTGCAATGTCACGCTGAATCAGGTCAGGGTCGGTGCAGTCGGCCGGCAGCTGGTAGCCGAGCTGGGTGGCTACTGCGCGGATGGTGGCATCCTGTGCGCTGATGGCTTGACGGACGCGAACATCCTGGGCGGCCATTTCAGGCAGGCTGATGCCAGCGTCGGTGGGGGCAATGTGCTCTATGGGTGGAAGCGGTTTACGAGCCATGTTGACCTCTTAATGTTGTGCGCCGGCTGCGATGCGCTGTTGCAGCTCACCGATACGGCCTTGCAGGCGGTTGATATGTTCGGAGTGACGGAAGGCGATCTGCAGCACGGCCACGCTGTGGGCATAGCGGCCGTTGTCCAGCTTGGTGGCCATGCCTTCTTCCAGCAGGGTGTTCAGCGCACGCACCACGTTTGTGGGCGAATCGCCGACCAGGTTGGCCAGCTCGGTAACGCTGATGCCGGTGATTGCATGGCCGCCCAGGGCTTTGAAGACGCGCAGGATGCGGATGCCGCTGCTGATGGTTTGGCCCTTACTCATTGCCGGTCTCGGCGTTCAGCTTGGTCAAACGGGCTTCCAGGGTCTTGCGCAGCAGGGTCTGAAACGGTTCGGCTTCGCTGGACTCAATGGTCAGATCGCCATAGTTGGTCTGGATGGTGAAGCCGCGCTCCATGTCCGGTACGTGCCTGGCGTAGGCGTGGCTGATGATGAAATCGGGCGACATGCTCATTCCTCCGTAAAAGCCAGCTCGGGCTGGACATGCTTTTCGATGTTGGTTTTGTGCCAGGCCAGGCCGGCCATGCCCGCCAGGATGGCGGCCAGGGTCGTGGCGGCATCGCTCGCGCCTTCGGCAAACTTGATGATCTGGCCGGCTGCGTCGTTCAGCAGGCCCTGCAGGCGATGCACATCGCGGGCGCCGGCATTGCGGCCAGCCGGGATGTCGATCACCAGCTTTCCGGCCGACATGGCCAGCCATTGGCTGACAAAGTGGCAGCCGCACACCGTCTCGTAGTTGGGGATGAGGATGGCCGGAAGGCGGCCATTTGCCAGCCACTTGTAGAGCAGGTCTGCGCCGATACCCATCCTGTCCGCAATGCGTTCAACCGAGAGGTTGTGCCGCTCGCGGGCGAAGTCTTTCGACAGGCGCAGGGCATGCAGCAAGCTGTTCGGCTGCACTGTTTTCCAATTTGTCTTCATCTCTGGAAGTCCCTTTTCCTTACCGCTTCCAATCAAAAATCCGCTTTCGGCCTATCGGGCCGACGTGGCCGTGATGACAATGCACCCATCGAAAACAGGAGCACCGACATGAACGATCACGACTTCAATCAACTTCCCGGCCAGATCGCTGGCCTGGCGGATGCGTATCTGCGCCTAGTTGCGCTGCTGGAGATGCAGGGGGTGATTGATGGGCAGACGCTATGCGGGCTGCTGGCACAGAGAGCGGATAGTTTTCCTGCAGTGCCTTGCCGCCAAGCCGCTCAGGAGACGCTGTGCTTCCTGGCTGGGCAGTTGGATGAGGCGCGAAACCTGCGCCCAATGGCAGCGCACCCAGCAGAAAGCCCGTGATGTCAAAACCGGGCTGAGGAATTGGCTTAGCCATGTTCAACCCCTTATGCGGCCAGTTTTTCAGGGGCGGCCTTCAGGCCCAGTGCCACGGCAGCGCGGTGAGCATTGCCACGGCAACCCTTGCGCTTGCCGCGCAGCAGATCCACTACCGCCATACGTTCCAATTGGTGTGCCCGACACCAGTCGCTGATGCAGATACCGTGGCTGAAGAACCAGGCATGCGCGGTTTTCGGGGTTTGGGGATATGGGATAACGGGCAGTTCCTGTGGGTGTTTCATGCTCGCTGGCCTGTGGTAAATTGAAGTTATTAGAAAAAGCTGAATGAGTTGCGATGGGCGATCCGCTCACCTCGGCGGAGCGGATGTAGCAGCAGGGCGTTCTGTGATGGCAGTCATGGCGCTTTGCTTTGTGGTCTAACGAGGTGATCCGCGTTTCGATGTGGTGAATATTGGGACACAAATGTCCCAATGTAAAGGGGTTTTTATGTCCCAAACGGTTGGGCAACGTATTCGCCACACTCGCGGCACGCGCGGAGTAGGTGAATTCGCAGAATTGCTTGGGGTGAATCGCAAGACGATTACACGCTGGGAGAGTGATGAGGCTCTTCCAGACGGAGGGTCTTTGCTCGCCTTGAAAGAGATATTTAAGGTGGACCCGGCCTGGGTGTTAACTGGCTCAGGAGTGGGCAGCGCGGAGCTGCTATCTGCAGATGAACAGGTGCTATTGGACGGCTACCGCGCACTCGACGCGGCCACCAAGAAGCGGATGCTGGCATTCATGATGTTGGGTGGTGAAAACACTACCCAGCCATCAGGATCAACAAAACAAGTCGTAAAGGCGAAGAGCGGTGCACAAGCCGCCTGGGGCGGTGTCTTCAATATTGAAACCAGGGGGAAAGATGAGCAGGGAAGTAAAGGCAACAAAGGGTAGCCAAGCCGCATGGCGCGACATCAACAACCATGGGCCGATAACTCACTACAACATTGAAAAGATTAATCTGCATGTCAGTGGTGAGCAGCTCGGCCTGAGTTCCCTGGCTGGCGGTGCCCGCGACCAGATGCGGGAACAGGTGCGGGTATTGGCAACCATGGAGGTGCCGATCCGTGATCTGCACGCCGATGCGCTGGAAGAACAGTTCCGTTATGAACAGTTTTATGAGCGCACCAGAATGCGCGCCTATCGCAAAGAGCGGGAACAGCTGTATCTGCTGTTCGGCGATGGTTCGATCCGACCGGACGACATCACACGGGCCTGGAATAACCTGAACCTGGTACTGGAGAAGGATGGCCGATTAGCCGTCAAAATCGCCTGGTACGACATCTTTTTCCCGATGCTGACCGCCGTGATTGGCGCAGCTGTGCTCTTGTTCGGCGCGTGCTTACCGCAGGCGCTCAAGGGCTCCAGTGCTACACCAGAGCAACTCGCATGGATTGCGGCCATGATTGCCATGGGCATTAGCCTGATGATGACGGCCATACATATGGCACGGCCAGTCATGGCTGCGCGACGAGTCAGAGTAGTGCTGGAGCGTTTATGTATATCGCACTAGGTGTTTTGGCTGCTTTCACTGGCATTTGGGCTGGGGTATGGGTATTCGCCAGGAAAAGAGGTGCGACGCATATCATCGCGGGAGGAGGTGGTTTCCTGATAACTGTTGCGATCTTTGGCTTGGGATTGAGCATTTGGGTAGACAGCAGACCCAAACCTGCCAAGGAACCGGTTGCCGTTAAATCCCCTATGCCTACTGGCAGCCATGTTTCACCGAAGAAAACGATTGCCAGTCTGAACATCCCCGCTGAAGAGCTTTTTGCTCGCTACGAGTTGAGCCGTCTAGATCTGATGTCAGTGATAGAAGCCCCGGACAAGCAGCGCGAGACGATTGATGCGGCCTACATCATTCGGTCGCATACCATGGTTGAGGGTGCGGAACGGGACATGATACGTGCTAAGACAGGTATCTTCAGGCATGCCATAGTCGCCACAATTGGCAAAGATGATCGACTGGTAAATGATGTTTCCGTCATTCTGGCCTCTGGAACAGATCAAAGTGAGCTTCGTGGTGCTGACTTCCTTATGCTTTGCCGTGTTTGGATCACCGCTCTGGTAGAGATGCCGCACGCAGATGCCGCTGAGATGTTGGGTCGTCTTGAACGACGCGCCACAACGCAGCATGGAGCCCCCGCAGCGGAGATCGTCAACGGGGTACGATTCAGCCTGATTGCTGACGATAGGGCTGGAGTATGGTTCATCGCTGCCCCAGCTTAGGTTTAATGCAGATAATCGATTGTTAAAATGCAAAACGAAACGGCCCATTTGGGCCGTTTTTTACTGCACACAGCTAGGTCAATCTGGGATTAGAACTTCATGGCGTGCCTCCGTGGGGGGGTGATTCAGAACGGTCACTCAGCCCACGCAATGTACGCCCACGCGCGCGCGAAGCGCTTCTGAACGAGTTCAAAAGACCCCCGAACGGCACCCCTCCAAACTCGCGGTCATGGAACAAGCCCTGACCGTCGACCATCCCAAAGGCTGCAGTTTCTGCAGCAACGCAACAGCGCCATCCGACGCTCGTATGGAAGGCGCCTTTCTTTGCCAGATCGCTGACAGCCACGGCCGGTATTTTTCGGCCCGACGCCCTTGCGGGCTTGTTCCCTCCCGATTCCAACCACGCCCCCTGGGAGGTGCGAAATGACCCGCAATGTCGTCTGGCGCATGCTTTGGCTGTTCACCACGGCCGGCCTGCTGTTTACCCTGCACATGCTTGCCCCGGCCACGGTAACTACCGCGCCGAACCCGCTGCATATCGCGTTCTACAAGATCACCCTGGTCATGCTGGCCGCCTGCGTGGCCTATGTGATCGACTGCGTGCTGTTCCCCTATGCCCGCCCTGACAGCTTCCTGCAGGACGGCCATGCCGACTGGCAGCCCGACAATGTCGGCTCGGACATCCAGGTGGACTTTCCGGTGATCGCGGGTGCCGAGATGCTGTTCGCTGTGGCGCAGCTACGGCGCGCGCTGATCGTCGGTATGTGCGTCCTTGGCGTCAGCCTGGGGATGTAGCCGTGTCCTCTATCCTCAAAATCCTTTTCGCCATGTACCGGCCGTTCCTGGTGGTCATGCTGCGCGCCGCGCTGGTGATCGGCGTGCTGCTGGGCCTGGCACTCAGCGTCAAAGCGGCCGATCTGCCTGCGGGTGCTTACCAGCACAAGCGCGCCCTGGTGCGCGAGGCACGCGCCTTGATGGGCATGAATCCGCCCATCGCCACCATGGCCGCGCAGCTGCACCAGGAGAGCGGCTGGCGCAGTAATGCGCTCAGCCCGGTCGGGGCGCGTGGCATGGCGCAATTCATGCCCGCCACCGCAGACTGGATTGCCACGGTCGACCCCTCGCTCAAAGCCCGCCCAGGCACCTGGGCCGTGATGCAGCCCGCTTGGGATATCCGCGCCTTGGTGGTGTACGACCGTTGGCTGCTGCAGCGGGTGAAGGGACGCACGCCCTGCGAGCAATGGGCCTTTGCGCTGTCTGCCTACAACGGCGGCCTGGGCTGGGTGATCCGCGACAAGCGCTTGGCATCGGCGAAGGGCGCCGACCCGCTGGTGTGGTTCGGCTCGGTTGAGGCCGTCAACGCTGGCCGCTCCAGGGCGGCCTGGACCGAGAACCGCGGATATCCGCAACGCATCCTCAAGCGGCATGAGCCGCGCTATATCGCGGCCGGTTTTGGTGCAGGGGTCTGCGCATGATTCCGGCCGCCCCCCTGATTACCTACCGCAGCACGGTCGCCAAGCTGGTCGGCTGGCTTTGCTTTGCCGCCCTGTGCCTGGCCGTCGTCACTGGCTTCCTCGGCTGGCGCTATGGGGCGGCCCATGCCACCGCCCTCGGCCAGGCCGAGCTGGCCACGGCTGCTCGCGATGCCGCGCTACACCAGGCTGAGAGCAGCCAGCGTGCATTCAGCCGCTACCGCGTCCAGGTCGAGCAGGCTGACCAGCTGGCCCAGGCCGTCATTGATCACCGGGTGCAGATCGAGCAGCTGCGCCTGCAACTGCAACGGAGAGCTACCCATGTCACGACAGTCTACCGGCCTGCGCCAAGCGCTGAGCCTGTGCCTATCCCTCGCACTGTCTTTACCGCTGGCTTCGTGCGCGACTGGAACGCCGCCTTCGGCCTGCGAGCCGAGCCAGCCGGTACCGATACCGCCAGCCCTGGGCAGCAAGCCGACCAAGCCGGGACCGCTGGTTCCGGGCTATGGGCAGACGAACTGGCCGATAGCGGTGTCACCCAGCTCGACCTCCTCCAGCACGCCATCGACGTCGGCACCTGGTGCCAGCAGATCGAGCAGCAGCGCGACCGATTAACCGATTTCAAAGCCGCCGAATGACCGACCAATTTGATGAAGCGCAGCAGCTGGACGCCGAATTCCGCGCCCTGGCTGAAAACACCACCCTGGCCCAGATCCGCGAAGCCAAGGCCCGCCGCCAGCTTGAGCACCCGGTCTCGGCCGAGTTCTGCGAGCTGGCCGACTGTGGCGCCCCGATCCCCGAAGGCCGCCGTGAGGCAGAGCCGGGCTGCCGCTTCTGCGTGGTGTGCCAGGCACGTATCGAGAAAAACCCCGTACTGCGGAGACGCTACGAATGACCCTGCAAATCGAATTCTGGCAACTGCTCAGCGCCCTGGGCGCGGGTCTGATCGTTGTCGTCGGCGGCTTTTGGGCTGTAGCCCAGGTGACTGCGAAGCAATACGACCGGCTGCTGACCGAGCGCTTCGAAACCCGTGACAAGGCGGAATCGGAATCGAAGGGCAAGATCGATCAGCGCTTTGACCAGGTCGACCAGAAGATCGGCCAGCTGACCCATGAGGACGAGAAGCTGGCCGACCGGGTCGGCGAACTGGAAAAGATCGTCGCAGGGGCGCCCAACAAGGAAGACCTGAATCGCATTCATGAGCGCATGGATATGGTGGCCAAAGAGCTGCACAGCCTGCGCGGTGAGTTCAATGGGGCGCTTGATCCGCTGGTACGCAGCATGGATCGCGTTAACGACTATCTGCTGAACAGAACATAGGGAGACCGTAATGGGCGATTTTGCCGAATACCTGCGCGAGGACATGCGCCTGGTGATCCTGCGCCTGCTTGGCGAGATGCCGGCCTACAAGGCGAACAGCAGCGTGCTCGTGGCCGGCCTGGACCGGATTGGCCACTCCCCGACCCGCGACCAAGTGAAGACCGAGCTGCACTGGCTGGCCGAGCAGGGTCTGGTGAAGTGCGAAGACCTGGGGCCGGTGGTGGTGGCCACCTTGACCGAGCGCGGCAGCGATGTGGCCAAGGGCCGCGCCAGCGTGCCAGGCGTGAAGAAGCCGGGAGCTTGATGTGGCCCGCCAATCGAGCGTGAAGCGCCTCAGCCCGGAGGCGCGTAAGCATATCGAGCGCCTACTGCGCGAGGACCGGCTGACCCTGGACGAGATGCTGGACGATATCCGCGCCGCCTTCCCGGCCGAGGAGTTGCCCAGCCGCTCGGGCCTGCATCGCTACAAGATCGGCTTTGAAGAGATGGCCGGGCGCATGCGCGAGATTGAGGCCGGCGCGGCCGTCATCGTGGGCGAACTGGGTGAGGGCATGGGCGACAAGTCAGGCGCGCTGCTGGCCCAGGCCGTGACCACCCTGGCCGCGAATGCTGCCTTGCGCGGGATGGAAAACGACGAGATCAGCATCAAGGAAGTCGGCGAGCTGGCCCGTGCCGCCCGCTCGGCCATGCAGGCGCGCACCATGTCCATCAAGGAGCGTCAGGTGATCGAGCAGGCCGCCCGAGACAAGTTGCTGCGCGAGCAGGAAGCCAACTTGGACAAGCACGCGCGCGCCCAGGGCATGTCGGAAGACCAGGTGCTGTTCTGGCGTCAGCAAGTGCTGGGGATCGGGTAATGGCCGCCGTGGTCAAACCGCTGGCCAGCACGCTGCGCGTGGTCGAATGGGACGAGCTGCCGCCCAGCGCGCGCGAGGTGCCGGACAATTTCAACCCGCTGGCCGAGGGCGTTCTGATGCGCCACCAGGCCGCCTTCCTCGCCATCAAGGCGTCCATCAAGGTCGCGCCCAAGGGCCGCCGTACCGGCATCACCTTCTGCGAAGCCCTGGATGACACCATCAAGGCCGCCTCGCGCAAGAGCGCTGGCGGCGACAACATCTATTACATCGGCGACACCAAGGAAAAGGGCCTGGAATTCGTTGGCTATTGCGCCAAGTTCGCCCGCGTGATCGCCCGCGCCCAGGAACAGGGCGTGTCGCAGATTGAGGAGTTCCTGTTCGAAGACCAGGATGCGGACGGTAAGACCAAACACATCACCAGCTACCGCATCCGCTTTAGTAGCGGCTTCCAGGTTACGGCCCTCTCAAGCCGGCCGGCCAATATTCGCGGCCTGCAGGGCAAGGTGGTGATCGACGAGGCGGCCTTCCATAGCGACGTCCAGGGCGTGCTCGATGCAGCCACCGCGCTGCTGATCTGGGGCGGCGAGATCGTGGTCATCTCCTCGCACAACGGCAGCCGCAACCCGTTCAACCAGCTGGTGAAGGATATCGAGTCGGGCAAGTACGGGGATGACGCGGCGGTGTTTACCGTGACCTTCGACGACGCGGTGGCCAATGGCCTGTACGAGCGCGTGTGCATGATGCGCGGCTGGACGCCCACCACCGAGGACAAAAAGAAGTGGTACGCCAAAATCCGCAACGGCTATGGCGTGCGCAAGGCCGCCATGCGCGAGGAGCTGGATGCCATCCCACGGGAAGGCAATGGCGTGTGCCTGCCTGGTGTGTGGATTGAGAACGCCGCCCGCCAGGGGCGCACGGTGCTGCGCCTGGCACTGGATGACGACTTCGCCAAGCTGCCCGACCTGGAGCGCCGTGCCTGGGCCGATGGCTGGATCGAAAAAAACCTCAAGCCCGAGCTGCTCCGGCTGGACAAGACTTTGCGCCACGTGGGCGGCATGGACTATGCGCGCCACCGCGACTTCAGCGAGATCGCACCGATGGCGATCACTCAATCCCTGCGCCGCGACGTGCCTTTCGCCATTGAGCTGCACAAGGTGCCGACCCGCCAGCAGGAGCAGATCCTGTGGGCACTGATCCGTGGCCTGCCGCGTTTCAGCGGCGTGGCCATCGACGCCACCGGCTCCGGACAGACCCTGGCTGAGTACACCGCCGACGAGTTCGGCGCCACCCACGTGCACCAGGTCACGCTCAGCCAGGCGTGGTACGGGCTGTGGATGCCCAAGATGATCGACCTGTTCCAGGACGGGATGATCGACATGCCGGCCGACGCCGACCTGACCGGCGATCTGCGCGCTATCGAGGAGGTCAACGGCATCCCCATGGTGCCGGCCATCCGTACTAAGGACATCAAAGACCCCGATCTGCTGCGCCACGGCGACTTCGCCATCGGGCTCTGCCTGGCCAACTTCGCCAGCTACAACCTCGCGGCCGAGATCGGCTACATGGACGCGGGCCGGGCGGCCCGTGCTGAACACGACGAACACTTCGGCAGCGGCTTCGGTGCCGGTGCCTGGTAGGGATGACAAATCACATGCAAATCGTTGACCAATTCGGCCGGCCATTCGAGCGCGCGGCCCTGGATGACAAGCAGACCGCCCGCTTGGGCAGCTTTCGGCGCATCTACGAGGAGCATCCCTCGTCCGGGCTGACCCCGGCCAAGCTGGCGCGCATCCTCCTGAATGCAGAGCGCGGCAACCTGGTCGATCAACACGACCTGTTCCGCGACATGGAGGAAAAGGACGGCCACATCCTGACCGAGATGTCCAAGCGCAAGGGTGCGCTGACTGGCGTGGATTGGGACATCTTTCCGCCCGAGGATGCCTCGGCCAGGGAGAAGGCCGATGCCGAGTGGCTGAAGGAGCACCTGGAATCCATCGACTTCGAAGACCTGCTCTTCGACAGCCTGGATGCGATTGGCCATGGCTTCGCCGCCCATGAGATTGAATGGCGCCAGGAGGGCAAAGCGCGCCTGCCGTATTTCACCAGTCGGCCGCAGTCCTGGTTCACCACCCATGTCGATGACCCGAACAAGCTGCTGCTCAACCTCGGTGGCCAGCCCGAAGAACTGAACGTGTTCGGCTGGGTGATGCATGTGCATCGCTCCAAGTCCGGCTACGTGGCGCGCGGTGGCCTGCACCGCACGCTGGCCTGGCCCTATCTGTTCAAGAACTTCAGCCTGCGCGACCTGGCCGAGTTCCTGGAGATCTATGGCCTGCCACTGCGCCTGGGCAAATACCCTGCAGGCGCCACCGACGACGAGAAGCTGACGCTGCTGCGCGCGGTGATGCAGATCGGCCACTCGGCGGCCGGGATCGTTCCGCATGGCATGGAGATTGACTTCCAGACAGCCGCAGCTGGGACGCACGACCCGTTCGAATTTATGGTGTCCTGGTGCGAGAAGACCGTCTCCAAAGTCATTCTCGGCCAGACCCTGACCACCCAGGCCGACGGCAAGAGCAGCACCAATGCCCTGGGCAATGTGCACAACGAGGTGCGCCTGGATATTGCCGAGAGCGATGCCCGACAGATCGCCCGCACCCTGCGCATGCAGGTGCTGTGGCCCATGCTGGCCATCAACCGCTCCGGGGCCGACCCCAAGCGGGTGCCACGCCTGGTGTTTGATCTGGGCGAGGCGGAAGACCTCAAGCTGTACGCCGATGCGCTGCCTGGCCTGGTGGACATGGGCGTCGAGATCGAAGAGGAATGGGTACGCGGCAAGCTACGCATTCCTACACCCAAGGCCGGCGCCAAGCTGCTCGGCCGTCAGGTCACCCCACCGGCCAGCGATACGCCCGTGGCCGAGCTGCGTACCAAGCTGGCAGCCCTGAGCCTGCAGCTGGCCCAGACCGACGAGGCCGACACGCCCGAGCTGCAGATGCAGCGCCTACTTGGCGAGGCCGCCCAGGACGCGCTGATCGCCCCGATTGCCGACCTGGTCGCCAAGGCCAACAGCCTGGAAGAGCTGCGGGACGGGCTGATGGGTGCCTATGCCCAGATGGATGCCAGCCAGTTCCAGGCGGTGATGGCGGCGGCCCTGCAGGCCGCCACACTGGCCGGGCGCTATGAGGTGCTGAACGGTGCCTAGCTTTGCCACACTCCCGTTTGCCGAGCAGCTGGACTTCTTCCGGGGCAAGGTGAATCTGCCCACCAATGCCTGGAACGACATCGAGTCCGCCGCGCACGACCACGCCTTTGTGGTGGCCGGCGCCACCAAGATGGATGTCCTGGAAGACTTCCGCACTGCCGTTGACCGCGCCATCCGCGAGGGCCGCACCCTGGGCGATTTCCGTAAGGAATTCGACAGCATCGTGGCCAGGCATGGTTGGAGCTATAGGGGCAAGCCAGGCTGGCGGGCCAAGGTGATCTACGAAACCAATGTCCGCCAGACCTATAACGCTGGCCGGGAGGCGCAGTTCGCCGACCCCGAGTTCCGCCGCCGCATGCCTTACCTGCAGTACCGGCATAGCGGTGCCGAGCGCTTCCGCCCCTTGCATAAGAGCTGGGACGGCAAGGTGCTGCGTGCTGATGACCCGTGGTGGGATACGCACTCGCCCATGAATGGCTACGGCTGCAAGTGCAAGAAATTTGCCATTGGCCCCGACGAGCTGCGCTTGCTGGGCAAGGATGGGCCAGACGCCACACCCGATGACGGTACGTACGAGTACACCGACCGGGATACGGGTGAAGTGACCGAGCTGCCCATGGGCGTTGATCCTGGTTTCCAGCATCGCCCAGGTGCGGCCTGGCTCAAGCGTATGACGCCCGAGCAACTGGACGGCTGGCCCAGCCAGATCCCGTCCATCCCGGCCAAGCTGGCCAGCGATGCCCTGCCCACACCTCGGCGCTTCCCGGCCGACTCTCTGCTGCCGCCCGGTCTGGCCGACGAGGCGTATGTGGATGCCTTCCTGGGCGAGTTCGGCGCGGCCATCGGCAAGCCGGTTGTCCATACCGATGTGACGGGTGAACCGCTGCTGATCAATGAGGAGCTGTTCAAGAAGCGCAAGAACGGCAACTGGAAGGTGCAGAAGGCCGGGCGCGAGGCGTACCTGCCCATGCTGGCCATCTCGATCCAGGAGCCGGACGAGGTATGGGCCAAGCTGGAGTGGCACGGCGTGCTGCAGCGCTTTGTGCTGCGCCGACGCTATATCGCCCAATGGGCGGTGGGCGAAGGCGAGCAGGCCGGTATCTCGGTATTCGATTGGGGGCCGGATGGCTGGCTGGGCGTGACATCGCACGTCCGCGACGAGGGCACCACGATGGAGGATTTGCTGCGCCGGAACCGGCAGGGTGTGCGCCTGTATCGGCGCCAGGATGGCAGTGATGAGTAGGCCGCCCTTGATCGGTCAGGCGTCCCGCCCCCAGCTCGACGGCCCCTCCGATCAGGTGGAGCTAGGGTGCTACTCGAATTTGATTATTGCACCAGGTGTAAGGGACTGACAATTGATCGACGTCGATATCCAGTATGAGGATCAGCAGGTTCGACAGGCGCTGCGCCGCCTGATCGATACGCTGCATAACACGCGTCCGGTGATGGCCGAGATCGGCGAGTACCTGATCCTCTCGCACCGCAAACGCTTCGACGATGCCGTCAGCTCGGACGGCGTGCCCTGGGCGGCCAACAGCCCACGCACACCCAAGTTCGGCATCAATAAGCCCCTGCACGGCGAAACGCTAAACCTACGCGACAGCATGACCTACCAGCAGCCCAGCGACGATGTGCTGCTGTTCGGCCCTGGTCAGGTCACCAAACCCTATGCGGCTATCCATCAGTTCGGCGGCGCCATCAAGCACGCGGCGCGCAGCCAGCGGGCTTACTTCAAGTACGACGAGAAGAGCGGCACGGTCTCGAACCTGTTCGTGAAGAAGAGCAAATCCAACTTCGCGCAGTGGGTGACGATAGGCGAGCACGAAGTGAACATTCCGGCCCGGCCATACCTCGGTATCTCGAACGATGATCGACATGTGATCCTGGGCAAACTGACGCGAGAACTGCAAGGCGCACTAGCGGGCTAAACGCCGACCACGCCCCTTTGCTGCCACCCTTGCTTGTCGTCACCCCTGTTAATGGGCGAAATCGGTTTATAAACGGTTTACGTGCCGGAGCGTTCCGTCTGTCGCCCTCGCAATATCGGCGCCAGCTGTGAATTTGTTCTGAACCAGTTCAAACGACCCCACGCGAGGCCGCCGCCACCATGGCGGCATGTCTCGCAAAACCGCCCCCCAAATCGCAGCCCTCAGCCTCGAAATCACCCCGCGTGAGGACGGGCTGCTGCACATCCTGCCTGCTGGCGAATTCAGGGCGCGTGACGGTCGACCGACCGAGGTGCCTGCCTGGCGTATGACGGCCAAGAACGCCGCCAAGATCATTGCCGCCGCTGCAGCGCAGCACGTGCAGTACGTGGTGGACTACGAGCACCAGACCATGAAGGCCGCCCAGAACGGGCAGCCTGCCCCCGCTGCAGGCTGGATTGCCCCGGCCTCGCTCACCTGGAAAGAGCCGGCCGACGGCGAACCCGGTGGTCTCTATGGCGCGGTCACCTGGACCGATAAGGCCAGCGGCTACATCGCGGCCAAGGAATACAAATACCAGTCCCCGGTATTTGCCTACGACGACAAGACCGGCGACGTCCTCGCGCTGCTGCACGTCGCCATCACCAACACCCCCGCCCTCGACAACCTCCAGGACCTCAACCTGGCGGCTGCCTCGTACCAATTCACCCCTGAACAACCCACCTCGGAGAACACCGTGGACAAAGTAGCCCTATGCAAGGCGCTTGGCCTGCCGGAGACGGCTAGCGATGAAGAGATCAACGCCAAGATCGCCGCCCTCAACACCCAAGCCGGGCAGGCCGCCGCGCTGACCAGCCAGGTCGCGGCGCTGTCGACACAAGTCAATGCTGCCCCGGACCCAGCCAAGTACGTGCCCATTGCCGCATTGACGGCCCTCCAGACGGAAATGGCCCAGCTGAAGTCCAGCGCCGGTGCGGGTGAGCTGGAGCAGCTGGTGACTGCTGCGCTCAGCGATGGCCGCCTGACGCCTGCCCTGGAGAGTTGGGCGCGCGATTTCGGCAAGAAGGATTTGCCAGGCTTCAAGAACTACCTGGAGGCCGTCCCCAAGATCGCCGCCCTCAGCAGCCAGCAGTCGGCTGGCCGTGACACCAAGACGGGCGGCGGCCCTGCCGAAGTGACCGGCGATGCGCTGGCCATCTGTTCCCAGCTGGGCCTTGCGCCCGCTGATATCCAGAAAATCCAAGGAGCCTAAGCCATGGCTGCAACCAATAAGGATCGCAACACCGTCCACAAAGGTACCGAGCTGCTGCCGGTTGTTATGGCCGCTGGCGTGGTCATCCCGGCCGGCGTGATTGTGGTGGCCAATGCGGCCGGCTACGCCACCAACGGCGCAACCGCAGTCGGCCTGACCTACCTGGGCATGGCCGATGAGGCTGCCGAAAACACAGGCGGTGCGGATGGTGCCCGGCAGGTAATCGTGCGCCGTGAGCGGGCCTTCAAATTCGCCAATTTCGGCGCCGACCTGGTCACCCAGGCCAGCCTCGGCAAGCCGGCCTACATCGTCGACAACCAAACCGTGGCGGCCACGAACGGCGGTAACACCCGTTCGCCCGCTGGCATCGTCCTCGGCGTGGAAGCCGATGGCGTCTGGATTCGCTAAGGAGCTGAAACCACCATGCTGATCAACAAGCAGAACCTGAGCACGATCTTTGTCGCGCTGAACACCATCTTCCACAACGCCTTTGCGGCCGCGCCCAGCCAGTGGGAACAAGTCGCGATGAAGGTGACCTCGACCACGGCCAGCAATGATTACGCTTGGCTGTCCAAATTCCCCAAGATGCGTAAGTGGGTCGGGGAAAAGAACGTCAAGGCGCTGGAAGCCGCCAAGTACTCGATCAAGAACGATGACTGGGAGACCACCGTCGAGGTCGACCGTAACGACATCGAAGACGACAACCTGGGCATCTACCGCCCGCAAGCAGAGATGGCCGGTGAAAGCGCCAAGCAGCTGCCGGACGAGATCGTGTTCGCCCTGGTGGTGGCCGGCTTCAGCACCGTTTGTTACGACGGCCAGTACTTCTTCGATACCGACCACCCGGTCGGTCCACAGAGCGCCCCGGTCTCGGTTTCCAATCGCGGCACCAAGAAGCTGTCCATCGATACCCTGGCCGCTGCCAAGGCGAGCTTCGGCGCTGCGCATACCGCGATGCGTTCCTTCAAGGATGATGAAGGCCGTCCGCTTAAAGTGAAGCCGAACGTCCTGCTGGTCGGCCCTGCCTTGGAAGACACCGCCAACGCGCTGATGACCTCGGAGCGTCTCGAAGACGGCAAGGTCAACCTCTACCGCAACAAGTGCAAGGTGGTGGTGGCGGACTGGATTGAGGGCGAACAGTGGTTCCTGCTGGATACCACTAAGGCGGTGAAGCCCTTCATCTACCAGGAGCGTAAGGCCCCGGTCTTTGTCGAGCAGACCGACCCACAGGCTGACGATGTGTTCAGCCGCAAGAAATTCAAGTTCGGCGCAGAAGCACGTGCGGCCGGTGGCTATGGCTTCTGGCAGCTCGCCTGGGGCTCGGACGGTACGGTGGCCTGACCATGACCAAGACCGCTACCACCCCGAAGGCAGCGGCAAAACCTCGCGGCGCGCAAGCGTCGCGGGTTTTGCCCAAGCCGGTTGAGCAGGCCAAGCCGGTTGAGCAGGCCAAGCCGGTTGAGCAAGCCACGCCGGTTGAGCAGCCTAAGCCGGCTGGCCACAGAGACGATAACGGCTTCGAAGAAGGCAAGGCTGCTAAGCCCATGGCCATCCTGGTCACTGCGCGCGGAGACCGCTTTCGCCGTGCTGGCCACACCTTCACGACTGAGCCGACTCGCCTGCTGCTTTCCGATCTGGATGAGGACGTCCAGGCCGCCTTGCTCAATGAGCCGGCGCTTCATGTGGTCTTGGAGGATGACGCATCGTGACCGAGATGCTCACCCTGGCCGGACTGCGTACCCGTTACACCGAGCTGAAGCTGCAGCAGCTGGCCAGCGACCGTGTAAGCGGCGCGCTCGATGTGGCCAAGATCAATCTGGCCATCAACGATGCCGTGGCTGAGGTGAGCACCTACCTGGAGGGCCGGGTAGCCATGCCGCTCAGCGCCGTCCCGGAAATCATCACCCGCCTGGCTGCCGATATCGCCTGGTATCGCCTGCACGGCGAGACCGTGCCCGAGGCCGTGCAAAAGCGTTACGACGCCGCGCGCGACATGCTCAAGAGCTTTGCCAGCGGCAAGGTCACGCTGGGCCTGGACATCCAGGGCAACAAGCCAGCCCCTGCCGCCCAGGGCGCGCAGATGGTCAGCGGTGGACGTGTCTGGGATCGCCAGGACAGCAAGGGCTTTATCTGATGCTGGCCATCGATCCGATCTCGAAGACCGAGCAGCAGCTGATCGCCGCGCTCCAGGGCTTTTTCCCGGGCGTGCCGGTGCAGGGCATGCCTGCCCTGGATACCGAAGATGTGCTTGCGCTGTTTGCCAGCACCGCACCAGCTATCTACGTGAGCATCGCGCCGATGACGCTGGCCCAGGGGCGTACTGGCTTGGCCTGGGAGGTGATCCTGACCAGCCCAACAGGCGCGGGCCAGGACACGGCGCGCTACGGCGGCGCCGGCCTGCTCGGACTCAATGCCATGGCCTGGCATCTGGCTGTGGCCAGCGCCAATGGCATTGCGACCGACCTGGTCAACCTCTACCAGGACGGGTTCGGCTGGCTGGACGGCGCACCAGGTAAGCGCGCTGCTGAGCTGGGCGTGGTGGTCGGCGCCGCCATCCTAGCCGGCGTCTGCAGCACGCCCTCGGCCACCGACCTGGACGCGCTACCTGATTTCAAGGTGGTGCACGCCAGCATCGATCTGCCACCCCATGCCAGCCAGGCAGACCGCCAGGCGCTGGCCAACGAAATCCCCGTGCCGGGTCTACCCGACGCAGAAGAGGTAGTGCAGCTGTGAGCCTCGCCGAATACCCATCCAGCGAGCTGCGCCTGCCTGCCATCCGCACCGGCAGTGCCTGGGCTTTTGTCCTGGGCGACTGGAGCCTGGTTGACGGGGACGAGCTGAGCACGCCGCTTGATCTGACCGGCGCCGAGGCGCGCTTCCAGATCCGGCGCACGGCCAGTGCCCCGACCGCCCTGGTCAGTCTGACCGAGCTGGCCGGCATCACCCTGCAGGGCAGTGATTTAGCGCTGCAATTGTCAGCGGTCCAGACGGCGGCGCTGGCACCAGGTGCGTGTGAGATGAGCTACGAGCTGCAGATCCGTCTACCTGGTGCGGATTGGTGGAGTGCGTTTTACGGCCCGGTGCAGGTCATCCAGGGCGGCATTCGATGACAGGCGTGCAGGCCCGACTCGGCCAGCGCCGCAGCCTGGTCGTGCAGGTGCAGTCAGGCGAGCGCCTGGTCATCGCCCCGCGTGTTCAGCACCGGGTGACGGTGCAGGCCAGCCCGGTGCTGGTGCAGTTCGTCCGCTCGGTTGGCGGTCTAGCCGTGGTGCGCAAGGCCGGCACCGCCATCAGTGCACTGCGCCTGGTGTGGGAGCTGGATGGCGAGGTTGCGCTGCTGGGCCATGACGACCTGGCGCATATCGATCAGGCCCTGGGGCTCACGCTCAGCGCTGGCCAGGCCGGCGACGACGTGACGGTGCTTCCCCTGGGCGAAGCGGAAGACGCCGGCTGGAACTGGCAGCCCGGCCCGGTTTGGCTGGGCCTGGACGGGATGCTGACCCAGATCCCGCCCGAGACGGGAGCGCTGCTGCGCATCGGATCGGCCCTCGGGCCACAACGGCTGTACGTGCGCCTAGAGGCGCCAATTTTTCAGGAGTGATCGCAATGGCACAGAAATTCATGGCCCTGGTTGGCGGGGTAAAGCGGCTGATCGAAGGTCTGGTCTCTTCGGCCGGTGCGGCCGATGCAGGCAAGATTCCCGCCCTGGGTGCGGACGGCCGTCTGAGCATGACCATGATGCCGGCCGGTGTAGGGGCCAACTCTCAACCGGCAACGGCTACCGAGGCCATCGGCGCGGGCAAGTTCGTAAACTTCCACGACAACGGCGGCACCTTTTCCATGCGCCTGGCCGACAACAGCAACGGCCGCCGCGCCGACGGCTTTGTCCTGGTGGCGGTGGCCAACGCCGCTGTTGGCGAGGTCTACCCGCTGGACCAGATCAACAGCGCACTGACTGGCCTGACGGTAGGTAGCGACTACTGGTTGGGCACAGCTGGTGGCGTAGTGACGCCCGCCCTGGATGAAACCAACGCCGGCAATGCGGGCAAGCTCAGTCAGTACTTGGGCTATGCCAAGAGCGCCACCGAGCTGGTCACCACCGATAGCGACGTGGTGACCCTGTAATGGCTGCATTGCGTCCTCTCGTCCAGGTAGGTGGCCGGCGCAAGCTGCTGCCTGCAGGCGATGCCCTGCTGATTGGCCTGGCCGCCCTGGGCGCCAGCGCGCTCAGTTCGGCGCGCGCCATTGAGCTGCCCGATGCCAGCGGCACGCTGCTGGTCGGTACGCCCAGCCTGGGCGCGCTCGGCGCACTGACGCCCGAGGCGGACCGCGTGCCGTACTTCACCGGCAGCGGATCGGCCGCTACCACT